CAGTCTTCCCCCCTTCCATGCCGAAGGGAAACCCAGTCGAGGAGGAAAAACCTTCGGCTAAACTGTGGTTGTAGTTGTTGCCATGGCTTCCGGGCTCAAGTACGTTGCCCCGATATAAGGCAGATCCTTTTCAAGCCTTGCGGTGTAATTGATCGATGGCCCCGCGCCGCTGATAACGTGCCGGATTCTGACATAGGGGTAGATGACGCCCCGGTCCTCATTTTGAAACGGGATCACTACCCGGCTGATAGCGGAATCCAAATTGCCTTCAAGTGCCCCGCTCGCTCCCAGTTCCTTGGATGCAAGGGAAACCTCTTCGGTAAAATCGCCATCGCTGCCCCCCATCAAATGAATGGTATAGGCTTCATTTCCTGCACTGATATCAATGGCGGAAATATCGACAACCAGATTGCCCCGAACAAGGCCCTTGCCAAGATTGACAACCTTGGCTTCAGCGTCCACGGTGCCATAGCCTGAAGCGGTGACGGCCCCGGCATCTTTTAAAATGTGTTCTGTATCAAGCATTATATTTTCTCCTTTAACTTTTAGGCGTTTTTAATTCCCCGGAGACGGGCTGCGGCTTTGGGATGAAACACGCCAAGACCGGTGATCCACTCAATAAGGGTAGTGTAATGAACGCCTGAAAGCCCTTGATCAATTACATCCATAGTTCCGGCTTGAAGCCCTGAAATGTACTCGGCCAAGCCAAAACGCACGGCATAAATAGAGGTACATTCGGCAGAATCGCCGTTGCAATCATTCTCATCGAAACCAAGAATCTGATTGCCGTCTTTGTCCTCTTCGATCACTGCAATGGGGGTTGCAGCATAGGCTGTAAGTTGACGGCCAAAGGAGTCGGAAACCGTTTCGATGGCCTGCCCTGCGGCACGTACTGCGGCCGAGACCTTGCGCCTCATTATCTTATTCATAAACAACACATCCGCCCCGCCTTGAACGGCGTCAAGCAGTTCATCCAGTTTATCGAGAGTGAGAGTATCACCCCCGGCAGTGGCACCGGCATCAATGACCTGTGAACCGGTCAACCTCTTTTTCAAGCCGTCAAATTCGTTAGGATCTGAGGCATTGTCTCCCTTGAAAAATTTATCGGTGTAGGTGAGAGCGGCGGCTTTCGCTTTCATTCCATCATAGATTGAGCGCAAGTTGCTGATATTACCCTGTGTCTTAATCAATGCCCGGTCTACTTTGCTTAGGCCGCCCATAATATAAAGGGCTTCAATAGCGGGATTTACAACTCCGGTGCTTTCCGTATAGCTTTCATTGATTCCCCGGAATGCAATGCCCGGCAAGGTTTCTTCGACATTATAGCGATAAGCCTGACCGTTGACGTTGAAAAAAGGCAATCGCTCCAATACCGGTGATGTGCGGGGGAAAAGCTCCATCACCCCGCGTTTCAGGGGGTCTTGTACAAGTTTACTCGCTTCAAGTAAGGTCAACATTTTCATTTACTCCTATTTGGTTTTATACCCTTGCGCCATGATGGCTTGGGGGGATAGTCCTTCGAAGTCCTTGGGGGCTTTCGCCCCCGGTTTCTTGCTGTCAATGGGTTCCTTGGCTTTGGCATCGAAAAGCCCCTTGGCGTTCGCCTGCTGAATCCATTTGATTTTGGCGGCCGGGGGCAGGTCCGGCACAAGCTCCCGCATCTCCTCCGGGATGGATTCCAGGTAAGAATCCGCAACTTCCTTCAGGGTGGCATCGGCGATTTTGCGTTTTTCGATTTCGGCATCCAGCCTGCTTTTTGGGATTCGATCCCCGGCTTCCGGGTTTGCGTGTCCGTCCACGTCCAAGGTGAATTTCCCATCCTTTTCAACGTAAAGGGGTTTGATTGCCTCATCCAAACCTTCAAGTGTTTCAAGTTGATACTGTAATGTCATGGTGTAACCTCCATTTAACGCCGGGGAAGGCGGATTATTCGGTTAAAAGCTTCATTTCCTCTTTGATCGTGAGAAGGTGGGCAAGGGCCTTATCACGATCACCGCTGAAATCGGGGTTATCCCGTAAAAGGACATCCACGGGTGACAACACCCCTTGTGCAATCTTCTTTTCATCGGTTTCCGCCTGATCCTTGGCAGTGGTGGCGGCCTTGGCCGGATCGGCGAAGTCTATTTGAAGGGTGGCCTTGTCGGAAATCTTATTGCCGGGGTTATGGACATTCCAAACTTTGATAATCAGAGCAGTAAGGCGCTTTTCCACTGCACGGAAAGTTTGAACATCTTGAGCGCGAGCTTCAGCCACCTCCTTGTTGTCCCAAAATTTCGACACACCGGACTGAATTTGTGGGTCCGTGCTCATGGTGGCTGCACTGAGACCATGGGAAACGCAAGCCCACTTGATAAGCCGGTCGATGGCTTCAACCACCTGAGACAATTCAGCCTGTTGAGATTCAAAACCAATAGCAGAGTCCTTGTCCTTCAACTCCACAAGCGCACCAGGATCAACTTTAAGGGTCCCGCCACCTTCTGAACCGCGTATCCATCCGACACCAAAGCTCTGTTGCTGAATCAGATAGAGAAGATCGGTCAGCTTGATATTGATTGCCTCTTGGATGGACACCAGACTTTCAAAATTGGACAGCCAGAAATTTGAACCGGGTGGGGGGTAATCGAAGCAGGGAATGAAGGGCAGCACGCCGTAGGGGTTGGGCTGTTCCTCAATCAGGTGGCCCCGAAAATCAAGGCGCTGGAAGGTTTCAGCCGTCCACAACTTGTATTCGATTTTTTCAATCCGGTCGCTGTCTCCATAGTCGGTAACCAAGACCTTTTCCAATTGCTCGGGGGAATCGCCGGTCACAACGTCCAGAATGTTGCCGGTAAGGATGTCCAAGGCAATGGCATCGTTCCGCCAAACCGGACGGAGCAATATAGTTCCCAACAGCTTGGTCAAACGCTGAGCCTGCTTCATTTTCACATCGAAGGCGGCTTGCTCAAGGATCTGTTTGAAAGTCTGTTCATCCTTCTCGGTGGCGTTTTCCAGCGTTCGAACCGGCGGTTGAAAATAGACTTGAGCAAGGTTATTGATCACCTTCTTGACGATGTTCAGCGATACCTTGACCATCTTATCCGGTTCGCTGAAAAGCTCTTGAAGTTGTTCCTCTAATCGTTCCAATTGCTGATCAAAGTAGAAGTTCAACTTTTTTGCTGCATCGGCCTTGCGGGCGGAAGTGGCCGAATTGTAAAGCTCCAAACCTATTTGATTGAAGAGGGCGGGAACCTGTGATTGAAACAACATACTGACGACTCCTATATCAAGCGGCTTGATGAATACGGCAGCCCTCAAGCCGACAATGCTGGCGATACCACTCTTGTAACGTTAATTCAGAATCAAACTGATATTGCAAAAACTGTTGGAACATCTCTTCGACCTCACCGAAGGCCACGCACTGCGGGGAACAGCCCGGCAAGATATGATCCCCGCCAAACATGAAACAGAAGTTTCGCCTTGCACTCTTATTGATACATTGAATTGATTTCAGCACATACGGGGCAAGTATCTGTTGCCGAAGACTGAAAATAGCCCAATTACAGCTATATACCCGATCATCCTTGAACTTCTGTTGGGCGTGGCCGAAGCTGTATTTATTATTGGACTTCAGCTTGTAACTGAACGTCCGCATCTCAGATTCAAGGCCGGTAAGACTTTGGGGAAAATGGAACCGGCCTTCACGGGCAATGCGGAAAAACTCCGTGAAGCTGATGGTCTGGGCGGCTTCGTGGGCGGATACTAGTTCATAGGGAATCCGTTGATCATCCAACCATGGGGCAAGGTCGGCCACCTCATAGTTTTCAAGAGTGATATTATCTAAATGGTAATTCTCGTGGGCTTTGAGGATTGCCTTCTTAACCCCGCGTGAAGTGTTGGGGATGATCACCTGTTGATCCAAGACAAAGATTTCCGGCTCTCCGTTCGGCTTGGCTACTTTGGCAACAACAGTCAAGACGGTATTGTCATTGCCGGTCATACCCCCGAATATGCTCTTGGCCCTATCAAGGCCAGCGCCGACCTTATACGCTCTTCCATTGGTGAGGGCCTTCAGATCGGCAACGGGAGTTCGATAATCGCTGAGGCAACGTTTAATGACATTTTCGGGGAATAGAGCGTTTTGGGCATCGGACCTTTGCCCCAAAAGATCACGCTTCCAATCTAATTCGAGGGTAGTCC